CCACTTAGGCAAATGATTGAAACCATACTTACTTTTCTTCAGCAACAACACAGACTCTCTCTCCGTTCGAGAAAGATCAATAATGTTCTGGTCGGCGTGAAAAAACGCCAACCAGAACTGATGGGCAGCAACCAAAGTCGTCCACCCAATCTGACGGGCCTTCAAAGTTAGCGAATACCTATTTCTTTCCCAGTGCGTGACAGCTTCCGCTTGAGCTTGACGTAAAGAAAAAAGAATACGACCGTGAGCAGGGTGAGCAATGTGCCAATAGTTCTGTAAAAAATATTTCTCCTGTATATCTTGTATATCCTTTAGTTGTGTCTGCAACGTTTTTAAAAGTATATTCACTCGTTAATGCTTCAACATCGCTAATAGTAATATAAATCTGACTTGGTCGTAAATCCATAGGCCACTTTAACGAAATCTTTTGCTTACTTGCATTACCAGTAAACGATTCAGTTTCTTCAAGAGTTGTAATTAAAAATGTTCCTGTAACCCTATCAAATCTTGATATAATATGAGCATTACGTACTTTTCCATTACCAAGTTTAGCAGAAACAACAGCCGGTACACCGCCATCAGATTGTGTTCCATTAACTGCAACTGTTGGTGCTGATAAATATCCTGAACCAACATTTGTTATTTTAATGTGTGTAATTTTTCCACCTGTACCAATGTATGCTTGTGCTTTAGCACCTGTTCCGCCGCCACCACTTAATGTAATGACAGGAATCTCAAGATATTTTGTTCCACCATTTTTAATCTGGATCTCTTCAACTTCATAACCTAAGTTATCTTTCCAATGTTTATTTGGATAATTTATAAGTCCAGGATCTACACCATATAATGCATCATCTTTAACTTTTAATGACGCCGGTATAATTCTTCCAGCTTGTATATCATAAGCTGGAGGTAAATCAAAATCTGTTGTTACTGATTGAGTATTATCTAATTTTGTATAAGAAGTTAAATATTCTCTAATTTTAGTTTTATACGGTTTAGTTTCTTCAATAAATTTTTCATAACTTGGAAGATTATCATTTTGGAATGTAATTTTTTCAGCTAAATCTCCAATGTTATGTTTTGCTTTAAGGAAACTTGTTTTAAATGCCCAGTCAACAAATTTTTGTTCAGAAAGCACATAACGTAAACTTGACAAGAATAATTTATTATATTCAACTGCAAGATCATTTATAAAAATATCATCACGTAATGCTTCTAAGATTAATCTAAATTCATGAACTGGTTGATTATCATAATTAGATGTATCATAACTTAAACTATCATAACCTATATACCAACCTTGATAATTATATAAACTTGAAGAAAACTGTATTGTTCCGTTTTCCCTACCAATTGTTTCATAATTTGTAGTATAATCTACATCAGGAACATCATTGATTTTTTTCAATAGTAACCAACCACCTGAACCAACTGTTTTAATTTTAACAACATCACCTAGAGTATCGTCTAATGCAGTTAGTTGATAACTTTCATCAATTAAATAATCTACCTGTGTAAACTTATTATATCCTGTTGCGTACCAGTTAGCATAATGCCAATATGCAGGAACATTAAATGCCTGACTATCTGTTCTTTCCCATAATTCAGATACAGAATTATAAGCATGAATAGACCATTTGTCACCAATACTTTCGTCTGCTTTAATAAGTGTGCTATATTTTCTAACTGTTAATTCTGTATTTAAACTATACTCTCTACCAGAGTGTTTTACAGTTACAGTAGAAATTTTTCCTAAAGTATCAATTGTTATAATAAGTTCAGCACCTTGCCCGTTACCTACTTTACTAAATTGGTATGTTGGTGCTACTTTATAACCTCTACCAGGATCAGCAATATCAACTCTAGCTAATCTACCATTTTCCCAAATAGGTGTTAAGACTGCTTGTTTAACATTTGCAGTACCAACAAATACTATTTCTGCATAGATATCAACAGCTTGATCAAATTTGCCAGAATTAATAGTTGGCATTGGATCAATTGTACCCAATTTATTAAGATCGTATTCATCAACAATAATATGTTGTATAAGAACTCTATTAACTCTTTCAATAAGTTGTTTTACTGCTTCAAGTCTGTTTACAAACCAACTTTGTCGTGGTCTATTTAAAATACCGTATTTTTCTTTTACACTTAACTCAGGATTCGGAACTGCTCTATAATTTGTGTCCCAACCAATTAAACTATCAAACCACTTACGTTCTACATCTGCTTTTGGCTTACTAGTTTTTAATCCTTCACTTATAAGTTGATATTCATTATGAATATTAGTATAAACAGGAATAGTCCAGTAGCGGAAATTAACTGCTGAATCATTAGCAGTAAATAATGCATCACAATTATACAATGCAAATCTACTATCACTATACAATGCCGCATACTTATAACCTTGAGCTTTAGGATCTTCAATTAATTGTGCTACATCATATGCACTTGTTTTTCTCCAATCCATAGAAGGAATATGTTTTTTATTTTTAACCCAATAATAATACTGAGTTGAAAAACTTTGTGCTTGTTTGTTATAAATTTGTCTTGTTGATAATGTACTATCATCAGCAAACTTAGGTTGTCCACTAATTCCTTGTGCTAATCCTTCTTCTGTATCTGCTAATTCTGACCATTCAGATGGTTTAAGTGTTGTTTCAACCCATTCATAAATATCAATTGACGCTCCTTTAAATAACTTACCCCAAGTTGCTGTTTGATAAATTATACTTCCTTGATAAGGATTATGATATTTTGCCGTACTTAAATCCCACCATATTTTTCCAACATAATTTTTGCCCCAGGCCGCGGATTCATCAACAACAGATATTGTTCCACCTATTGTATATGTTGCTGGGTCATATAATGTTTTAAAAGCAATTTCTTCTTCGGCACTACCTGCAATTTTTCCTTGAACTGGGTCAATATAATCTATTTGGCTAGTAAGTACATTCTTTGAAGTATTATAAACAAATACACCTTTAAATTTTGATACATCAACTTGATCAAGTGGGTATCGTAATGTTTGCCATGACAAAACATCTCTATTACGTCTAAAATCAATTATAGTTCCCTGATAATTGTCTCCAGGAGTAGTAGTTAATTCTGGCATTGAAACATAAACATGATTATCTGTAAATAATAAATAATCACCGAAGCGTCTTGTTACAGGATTATTATAAACAAATTTTTCACTATAAAGTAATGTATCATTAAATCTTTGGAAAATAAGAACTTGTCCACTATCTTCATTTGAAGTTTTATACTGAGTAAGATTATTATCAAACGATGTAGGTAAAACTGTAGTATTTGCATCAAATGTTGTTGTTGATATAAGATCACCACCACGTGATGAAACAGCTAAATTATCTTTATCAAAATCTAATGTTGCTCCGAATCTTTCTGCTACATCGTTTTCTGGACTATAAAGTGTTTGTGACCATATGAAGCTACCCGCTACTTGCCTATACACATAAACAGCACCATTGTTAGTATCTATTTCATCTTGTAATGGGGCTCCAACTGCAACTATAGTTCCATCATCTGAAACTGCAATAGCATTTCCAAACCCTATACCTGCTTTAGGTGTTACTATTACTTGACTAAATTCATAATGACCGTTGTTTATTCTGTATATAAGAACTTTAGGATCACTATCAGTAAACTCAGCTACAACAACTAAAATGTTTCCATCTTTATTAATTGTAAACGGAGTAGCAAAACCCGTTAATGTAGTATGATCTACAATAGTTTCGTCGTCAACTGTTAACCCTAAATCATTAGGAACATATCCTACATAATCTATATGACTTGATAATTGTGTCCATAACGATGAATCAAATGCACCAGCTGGTAAATTAGTTTTACTTTGATAAAAATACTGTTGATGTAAAACAATATCATTTTCAAAATATGCTACAGTATCACTAAACACACCTTTATAATTTTTATCTTTGCCAACTGCATAATCATATGATATTCCATCAGCATCAGTACCATGATTATAAAAATATACCCTACCAGCAGTTCCAACTGTACTACCATCATATTCTACGCCTGAACTTACATGAAGATAATGTAACTTACTATTTGTAGCAAATTCTAATTGCTTACCGAAGTATTTGAAACCAAAAGTATTACTATCCTCTTCGGCCGCATACTCAGAAACATATCCATGATTTAACGAATACTCACCATTGGCTGTTTTATCATAAGTTAAAATTATTCCTTGGTTAACATAAGCACTTGCCACACCTTCAGTATGGGCCTGAATATTAAATGTTTGTACCCAGTCTTTGTTTAATGGTGTTGGATAATTTGGTATTCTAGAAATTCCGCTAACTGTACTGCTAGAATAAAAATGTACTTCTAACTCGTTTTGAAAAGCCGGCGAAGTAACAGGTAACTGAGACGAATCCGTGTTTTTAATAACAACCATTTTACCTGCAATCGATGAATCCATATCTGCATGATCTAATCTCCCTGATAAACGATTAACACCAGAACTAATAGCATCTTTAATACTAAGAGTACTACTAGCACTATTATTAAATCCGAAGCTAAATGTCCCTACCCTATCTTTTACATAAAGGCGGCACGTTAATAATTGTTCTTGTAAATACGTTACTTCGGCTGTAGCGCCTGTGGTGTCATCAATAATAATTTCACCTACTTGAGGAATATAAGGATTTCCTAAATTGTCAAAATTTGTAAATGTAACATCAATAAATCCACTCCATAAGTCATATACAGCATGAGCTGAATTTACATATGAAAATGTTAAACCTAATGATGCAGGATCAAATACTGAGATAGGTGCAACACCTCCTCTAATAGTATTAAGCCACATTGTAAAGTTATCTGTTACATTAAGAGTATCTGTAAAAACTTTTGCTCCTCTTATAAACCAAAGCTCACTTAAATTAGGCAATCCTTGTTTATCATAATAACTTAAATGACCTAAACGACCGCCTCTGGTAGGATCAAGAACTAAACTTAATGCACGAACATCATCCATTGTATTACCAAAGACAACAGGTGAACGTGATTCAGCTTGAGTAATAAAATCTTGTCCTATAAGATTAGGTATTGAAATCTGTTGAGCTGACGTAACTGTTGTAGTAAATGCTGGAATCCCATCAATCTTCCACCAACCGCCAAATGTGTCTGCCGCTGAAGCTGGTCTAATTAATTCAAAGTCTCCACAACTTACTGCATTGTAGAAAAGTTCACCAGTAGGATCAAATGCACCACTAACATCTGTCATATAAATTATTGATTGACTAACATTTTCAATTCGAATATATGCTATTTCACCAACCGCAGTATCTGATGATAATGAATCACCAACTGTTGGAATACGTATTAAATTATCAATGTACAATACTGCATCAATTTTATTTGCAATAACTTTCTGTCCTTCAAGTGCCGCAACACCTGGACCTGTATTCCCCCAAGGTAAAACACCATTTGGATAATTTTGTGAAAATTCGTTCCAATTAAGAACTACTTTATCACCATCTGTTGATCCTTCATATTGTGCAAGTGGGGCTCTAATTAATACGTGATCTGTAGAAACATCTATTCCATAGTCACCTCTTATAGCGTAAACTATAGTAGGGTATGAATTATTACCTATATCATAATTTGCTTCTTCTATAAACGATGTTGACCAAAAACTTGGAAACGTTAATGCACCGGTTGCCGCTGAGATTGGAAATTGTGCTTCCCAGGTTGTTTCTGAATACTTAACAATGTCTCCAGCAACATAAGGTAATCCTCCATCAAAGTCGCCTTTGAATTTAGTTTTTACATAACTGGCATTTGGAGCGCCAATAACTAAATGATCTCCATTATCAGTTAATGCAATACTAGAACCAAATTTTCCTGGTCCTGTATAAAGTCCATTAGGTGCTGAAATTGTTTGTCTATGATAATAATCTACATTATCTGCAACTCTATTAAAAACATAAACTTTTTCTTGCTCACTTGCTGATGCAATTAAAATAGTATTTCTTTCATCAGATGCAATAACTTTACCAAATAAATGATCTTCCCCAGGTGCTAAATTAGAAATTAATTGGTGTGAACTATATGTTGGTTTATTTTGTAGTACGATCCACTTACCAGTATCATCATCATCAACCCAAATTAATTCACCTACTTGTAATTCACTATTAATAATTCTAGTATTTGCATCTGCCATAGAAGCAACTCTAGCCGAAACAAATTTTGTAATAAATCCTTGTTTTGTAGTATCAAAGTTTTCTGATAGTTCTACATCTGGAGTTTCACCATTTGCATAACAAATTATAGTATCTAATGATACACTTTTAACTTTAAAGAATTTTTCAATTGGTTCAGCTTCGTCCTGGCCGACATCAAGAATACCTATAATATCATTAGCTTCGTATCTTGCTTGTGTCTTAAGTTGTAATGTAGTTGTCCCAGCTGTAGTATCTGAACTTACTGCTATAACATTATCTGTTGTTCTAACATATTTGACAACATCCCAAGTTGTTCCTCGTAATCCTACCCATACATAATCGCCAACATTTAAATCAGAAATTGTTGCATCTAAAATATCATCAAACTTTGCAACTGTTAATTTAACATCGTCTTCATTAACAAACCCTGCTGTCTGAATGTACTCAAGAAATGTTGAACGGTTAGGAAATGGTTTATGATTATAATTGTTAGGTTTAAGATAAACTTCAAATGGTCTTAGACGATAAATTAAATCAGTTTCTAGTCCTGACACAGTATCAACTAATTCTACTGGTTGCGGAGATAACTTAAATTTAGCTTCGTCTAATTTAAATTCTACTTCATCAAATCCATCCGATGAACCATATTGTCCTAACTTAACAGCCCATTCTTCATAAAAGTCAATACTGTCTTTGTCTGCACTACTTAAAGCATCAAATAATTTTGTTAAACTATTTTGTGTCCCTTTGTCTTGAATATATCCTTGATAAAACTTATACTGACTAACATCATCTTGAATAATATTTGCAAGATAGTCTCTCTTTTGATATCCAATAAGATGTTGTGCTATTCTTTGTTGTTCTGTATCGAAATTATCAGTATCTAAATCATAAAAATCTTTAAATTGTTTTGCTTTATAGTCTAGATTGGGGATTAATTTAGCTTCTGGTTTAGCTGTTAGTCTTTCCCACTTAGACGAATCAAAGTTTTCTGTACCAGGACTTTTTGTTATAGAAATATAATAAAATTCTTTATATTTTACTGTATCACCTAAAACATAATCTTGATAAGATTTCCATTCATTAATAATAGCATTATCATAAACGAATCCTGGAATATTTAAAGAGCCTTTCCAGTCATCAGTTCTATAACCTAAAACTTTAATTCGTTCTTGTCTATACCCTGGTTCTAAATCAAAAATAATATCATTAAAAACTGTATGGTTGTCAATTAAACAAACGTGCTCTTTTTGTATTAAGGGTAGCTTAACAGCATATATACCATCAGCAGTATTTTGCGTAGTTATTTGAAATTCATTATCGTTACTTCTATAAATTTTAGCAAATTCAGAATCTAATTTACGTCCGTCTGCTCTTAGAAGTGTATAGTCATGAAAATTATCAAAGATATTATCAGAAACATAATAATCTCTTTTAAATTTTAATCTATTACCAGCAGGACTTAAAGATATAACACTATCTTCACGCCAATTTTGTGTAGTCCAGAATAAAAATTCTTTAGCACTTAACTCCCAATTTTCAATTACATTAATTTCAGGATTAAAAAAGTTAAAATCAAATCCTTGTGTTTCTAACCACTTACCATAACCTAATAAAAAGTCAACAACTTCTTGAACAGTTGTTAATAAAGTACCATAAGCTAATTCTTTTGTGCTATTAATAATATTCGGAGAAAGATCAAACTGACGTCTAAAGAATGCTTCCCTACCTCCAGTAACTGGTAACTCAATTAATCTAGCAAAAAATTGTTGTTGAAATGTTGTTGAACTAGTATGAGCTTCTTTAACTCTATAATAATCATTATTAAATTGAACTGTTTGTCCAAGTACATATACTTGATTTTCTGTCCAGTCAAGAAAGGGATCAGTAACGCCGCCAATTTTTACAACAGGATCATCTGATAACTCACGAGCCGCAAAATATTTAAAATATGGATTAGTTTTATCATATCCTTTTATAACAAATCCTGCTGGTCTTTTTTCAATCATAACTCCGCTATAACTTACTAAATCAACTACCGAACTTTTATTTAAAAATATCTTATAGTTTTCATCAGGAACAAAAACATTACCTTCATTAAATGGAGATCTACTGTCTAATACTAATTTAAATTTGTCTTTATGAGTAAATCCTGCAACCTTAAACCCTATCTGATTTTTTACAGATTTTAATGCAGTTGTATAATCACTATACGTACCTAATGACTCTGAATTAATATAATCACAAATATAATTAACTAATCCTGAAGTGTTAACTCTATCTTCATCAGTTATTACCATAGGAAAGATTAAATCTTTTAATCTAAGTCTTTTATCAGTTTCACTATAAATGATTTCTTTTGCTGGATTTCGAATTATTCGTGATCTATCAAATCCTAATCCCATAATTTTAGTTGGCTGATTAAGAATCCAACTACAAATAAATGCGAATGGATATTCACTACTTCTGCGCCAGGCTGTTTCTGTTGGTGCTTCGTCCCCAAATACAAATTCTTTATTTGTTAAAACAAGAACATAATTTTTAGCAAAGTTACTATCTAATGGACTTAATAAATTACCTTCACCATCAACTGGAATATGCTTTGTAATATCTTTTCTTGCATACGCTGTAAGATATTTTAATGCTTTACCAGGTTCTCTAACAATTCCATCTTCAATATCTTGCCATAAAATTTTATTTTCTCTAGTATATGGCGCTGGTCCGTAAACTGTTTTCCACCATGTCGGTTCAATAGTATAACCTAGAATTTCCCAAGGATGGGTATGCGGACGATCAGTATCAAAGGCTTCTTTATAAACACCTCTCCAATACCCAGGTAATTGTTTACCACTTGGTGCCGTCATAGCACTATAATTAAATGTAAAACTATTTGACCTTACATAAAAATCATGATCTGTATAATCTATATTGCCAACATTTTCTAACCAAGCTACAAAGTCTGTAATTAATGCTTTATCTCTTGCCCATTTTGTAAATTTTGTATCTCTTGATTCACCGCCAATAAATTCATGTATATCTAAAATAGTTGAATCATACTCTGATTTTATATTGTTAAAAATTCTTTGTTCTAACTCTAACAGTAAGTCATCGCGAAAATCACCAAAGCAAACAAATATGTTACCGTCGTGTCCTTGAATAACTTCTGTTGGTACTTGGTAAGTGTTATCAATATATTTTATGGGTTTATATTTTGGATATAAACCTAATTTAGTAGGAGTTGGTGGAATATAACTTCCATCAGTAGTTTCATATTCATAAATTTCAATAATATCATCAACGACTTTAGTTGCTGTAATTGTTACAAAGCCTGGATGGTCTGTTTCAAACTGATAATCTATACCATGATATAATTGTACTTTATTTTTATAAATGTAAACTGCTTTATCTGATAAAGCACTTAAATTAAAATCACTTGACAATGCAAAAAATTGTGTATCTTTATCTTTTACAGTATGACTTGTTTTAGTATATGTTCCTATACCCATCATATCGCTAAAGAAAAACGGCATATTATTAGTTTTATCTTTAACTACTGCCTGCATTACTTTTTCAAAATGAGGTACTGTCTCTCCTGTAAATCCTACAGTATTTGCTTTTTGAAGAAATACTCTTCTAAATTTTCCATACTCATTACTAGCATATCTAATTGCTTTAATAATATTTGCATTAGTATCAGTAATATGATATAAAGCAAGATCTACTTGTCCGCTATGTTGTACAAAGCGACGACCATATGGAGCAAGATTTCCTATATCTCTTAAATTATTCATACCAGGCATTGAACCTAAAAACTCATCATTATATTCACTCAATGAATGAACATGATCGTTAACTTCACCTAATGTAAAAGTAAGAACATTATCATTTAATGGATTTCGTTCTAAGTTATGCGGTATTTCATAATACCCGTTTTCATTTTTCTTTGTAGCACTATTAGATAGAATTTTAACTACATCATCTTTTACTAACTCTTTAATAAACGTAACATAAGCTACACCATTAATTCTATTAATTGCAAAATCTGTTATATTAAATTTTCTTATGTTATTAACATACACTCTTAACCATAAATCATTTAAGTCACCACTACGATCATAAACATCAACAGCAAAACTATTTGTTTGATTAGAAACAACATATTGTCTTACCACGTGTTGTCTACTATTTTTAATAGCTTTAATCCATCCTGACGTATATGTAAAAGTACTAATATCACTATACTCTTTTAATAATGTTACATCAGTATTTCCTTTTACTTCTGCATTATTTTGTTGATAGGTATATGTACCACCTAATAAATTAAAATCAAATAAAATATCTCCTGAATTTTCTAATGCTCTATAACTTAACGAAAATCCTAACTCTGGATCTTTAACTTCACCAGCACCTACTTTATAACTAAAAAGTTTATTTCCAACAAATGTTGATGATGGGTAATAAGTTATGTCCGATAATGAATAACCACTCTTATCAAATAAATCAAATAAAGGCGGTTGGTTTGCATCAATTTTATCTTGTCCAGCTTTCCACTCGGTACCATTATAATACCACATCTTACCTTTATACTCATCACCGTTTCTAACTAATACTGTTTCGTTTTCAATTGGGGTTGTATCTGTTTCTTCAATAAGACTAATTTGTCTTATAAGATTATGTGTAATAAATTTTACTTTAAAAATTTTTCCTGATACTCTACTATCAGGATCAGCAGTAAACAATACACGCATATTGTCAACAATATCTACACCATCAACATTATACCCTATTGCACCTTCAACATTTGAAAACACATCATTAGTAAATGTATCTAATAAATCAATATCAGCTTTAGCACTAGTACCAAAATTATGTAATTTTAATCCTGCACTAAATTCAATAATAGGACGTTTTGCTCTATAATCTTGATCTAGTTCTGGAGGTGTACCTGTAAGTGTTGCAGACAGTTCAATAACTTCTCTATGAAACCATCTGTTATACCTTGCCCAAGGATTTCTACTTTTAGATGCTTTATTAACTACAAGATAATCTTTTACTCCTGCAAAACTATTAGCATTACTATATGGTAACCTATCAAATCCTACGCTGTCAAACAAAACAGGTTTATCTGTTGCATACGTAGCCGGAATTTCTAAATCTTTTTCATTAATTAAAGTAATTTCAGTTCCAACACCTTCAATATACCATTCACCAGTAGCATATTTTGTAGGAGTTACTGTTCCTTGGAAATAAACCTTTAAACCATTTGAAAAAGCTATTCCACCAGTACTTGTATAAGTTTTTTTACCTAAAATTTCAGCTTCTACATCTATTTCTGTATTATCAACTGCATCTGCAATTTGTATTAACCCACTTGCATTAATATCATTTCCATTTACATAAAATAATGTATCAGGTGCATTATCAGGAATTGTCCAAGTAATAGTTCCAACATCAACTGTTTGAGTACTATCATCTAGTCCTGTAGTAAACAATAAACTAGGATCTAATGAACGTGCAGTTCTAAATGTTAGTGGCATTCCTACTGCATCAATCTCAAAGATATATGTTTGTCCTCTAAATAATTTTAATGTTGGATTGGATGTTAATCCATCAGGTGTGAAAATATAACTGTTATTATCTATATTATCTTTTTTAGTTACTTTATACGTGCTTATAACATCTTTAGCATTACCGGCAATACCTATTCCTATTGGACCACCTGGAAGCCAATAATATTCTCTAAAATTTACAAACTTGTCCCAATCAATATGCGGATTCCAAGCATAATATTCAGTACTATTAAGTTTACTATGATTATCTACATTACCACCGAACGCTTTTATTTGATTAATATAATCATTGTAGTCTTTATAAAACTTTACATTATCTAAAGTATCTTTAACAACTACGCCGGGTTCAAATTGATAACTTTCTCTAGCCGTAGTATGTTCTTTAATATAAACATCATTAGCTTGATATGATTTAGCCGCGTGGCGACCAAAGTAACCGTTTAGCTTTTCAGCAACACCTGGTGCTATTAATTGATCTAGAGTTGCCCCTAAAAACTTTTTATTATGTCCGGTTCTAAAATATCTAGGAAGTAATTCAGCACTATGTCTTCGTGGTGGCTTCTTACTAGCACTTGGTAAAGGATATTCGCTTTGTTCATTCGAAAAAGGCATTAGATTAAATTACTCCCAGAGCTTGTAATAGTACCTGATGTATATGTACCAGCACTTTGTATACCTGAATTAGTTGACGTTGCAACAGTTAAAACTCTACCTGAAGCTTTTAATCTACTTGCTGTAACGGCATCTATTACCTCAACATTATCAACAATTGCTCCACTAATAAAAATTTCATCTGATTCAGATTTAATCTCATATAAACTACCAAATCCTTGCAATTCTTGATTAGGAACAATTACAATTGTAACTAAATCAGGAGCAACAGTAGCCATAATAAAAGTACTCAACTCTGAGAAGTAAAATGTATCTCCAAAATCCCAATTATCTAAAGCAAAAAATTGATTAATTGCTGAAATAACTTTCGCCTTAATTGCATTAGTATTAACAACTTGATCTGGATTTTTAACTATTTTAAAGGTTGCTTGTAAATCTAAATCTGCAGAAGCTCCAAATAAAACTTTATATTTTACAGGATGATAAATGACTTCGTCACTAATAGATTTAATTTTATTAATTTCTGATCCATAATTATTAAACAAATTATCACTACTTGGGGGTAATGGTTTTATTGTTGTTGTACCATCTAGGAATTCTCTAAACGACCCATCATATTCTTTTGTTAAAAGATATGTATCGATAATATTACTACCACTAGGATCAATTCTATTATCATCATCTGCCGCATGAATATATTGGAATTTAAGTTTATCTCGTCCGACAAAGGCCCTGTAATCTGTTATTAAATCTACTGACGTAGTCGCATATACATATTTTTTAAATACATTCTCTGTGACTAGATAAAAAACTTGTCCATCAGTATATTGACTCAATGCACCTATATAACTTTCTGCTTGAACTATCGTAATACTTGCACTATCCATATAACTATAATCTTCAATTCCATCAGTAGTAAGGTATTTTTTTTGGAAGATAAATTTTGTTAAAGGATTTACTAATTCACTAACAATTTCAAGAAATGTTTCTGGATCATCTACAACGCCATCTTCATCAAAGTCATAAAAACTTACTTCAACTTTTTTACTATCAACATATCCATCAGCATCACGATATGCATCAGAAATTTCCCAATCATGCTGTACTGTAAATGGTATAAGTGCATCTGGTTTTAAGTTAATAGACAGGACTGCAATTTTATCTTTAATAATTTGTCCTGTCTTATTATCAAAAACTTTATCACTACTATCATAATAAAATCTAATTTCTTCTGCACTTTCAAAAATATACCGTAAACTACGATATGTAATTGTATATTTTTCACCATCAGTTTCAAATAATAAAATCCAACTTGCATCTAATTGTTGATTAGTAATATCTCCAGTTTTACCTAAACTAAAATCTCCAAGAATACTTAAATTATTTTCTATAATAATTCGCCATTGTCTTAAATTAATATCATATCTTAAACCAAATGTTTTTTGTGCAAATACATGATCAACTATTTGTGTTTGCACATCAGCTTCTAATGTTTTAGAAAACTTAGGTACTATTTGATTTAAAATAGCAGTTGATGGAATAGTATCATTGAGTATAATTGGACCTGATCCATCAGTATTATCAATAGCGCCATCACCTGCAACACTAATAACCTTAACCCACTTATAATCAATTGAGCCTGGGTGGTTGGCCGCACCAAGCATTAATGTACCATCTTTCATAAAATGGTATCCTGTAGGTGGAAGAAATTTTATTAATGTTCCTGCTTCAAGAAATCTTAATGCACTACCTGTAAAACTTCCAACTTGAAATCTTGTACCATCATCATCTTCAAGATGACCAGTTGTTAAGTTTGTTCCAGTTGTAGTTTGTACCCAATTAGCTCCTAAATCTGCTACAATTGTTTTAGGAAAATTTGTTAGATAATAATTTAATAATTGTTTTTCAGCTAATACTGGTGTAATAGTGTTTACAATAATACCTTCAATATCTGTTTTTGTTGTAAATGTAAAATGTTTATATTTTGTTAAAGTTTCTTTATATACAACACCATCATTACCAAATAAAGTTGTACTAGAATATTTGCCAGTACTATCTAATAAATCAAAGTATCGTGAAATACCACTTGCTGTTCTATTAACACTTTTAACTTTAACAATTTCTTGACTAATACCTAGTGGAGCAACTTGATAGTCTTCACTGGTAACCATACGATTCTGAGTATAATAAGTAGCTGGTGCATTCTCACGAATACTTAAATTACTTTCTGAAGTACTACTATTATCTACAGTATACTTTAATGATAATGTTATATTAATTGTTTCAGCATTTCCTACAGCAGAAGAATAAGGAATTGCTACACTAATTGATGTTAAATCATCAGGAACAATACTATATGATTGATTAAGACTAGCTCTATAATAAACTCTAAAATCACCTTGAGGTAAATTACCAAAAACTCCATCAGAAAAAATTATGTTAATTTTATCTTGTGTTTTAGTAAGTACTCCATAGATGTTTCTAATCTTTTTTCGTAAACTATTATAAACAATATTATTACCTTCTAATGCATCAACTTTAGTCCATAACTGGGATTCACTACCCAATGAATTTAATTGATACACCCAAACATCTGTATTATTGACATTTACTGCATCAATGGCAATAGTTTGATTGGTACTTGGGGCGTCAACTGTAAATTGTCCTTGGTCTAAAACGCCTTGTCTAAAATGACTAAAATATCCAGTATTTTCACTACCTGGTCCTCGTCCATCATCTCTAAACAAAAATGCGAAACTATTACCTGGCAAAGGTGGTTCTTCGTATATAACACCATCAACAACATCTGTTGAAACTACTTGAAACTGAATGTTTCGTCCGTCAATATTTTTACTAAAAGTAAAAATTGGTACATCAACATTAGTTGCTCTATATCTATATTGATGTGTTAATATACCTTCTACTGTATCTTTTTTAATAGGTCGACCAATTGTAGAATTTACTGGCAATGACGCATTAAGAATCTTTTCAAATTGTTCTTTCCAATCAGGATTAGTTGGGTCATTCCATACAATTGTTTGATTGGCTAAATTTGTACCATTTGAATCTACAACTTCTTCAGTAGTTGTAATAGCTTCAAACTTTAGTAACCCATTAGCACACTGATTACGTTTTGGATTATATGATAATAGTCGTGCTAAACGTAATACTGAATCTCTACGCTCAGCTAATTCAAGAAAATTTTCTCGAGAATTTAAATCAATACGATAAGCAATATTTTGTCCTAGAAATGCAATAAGATCAATTAAAGCTAGATACTCACTAGAGTCGATGTAATCATTAAAATCTTCAGGATAGTTATCTCGTATGTACGCAATCATCGTACGACGTAAACTATCAAAGTCATACGACCTAAACTCCGCATTACGAAAAGTTTGATATAAGCGTTTCCAGTCTTCTGCTAAAAGTAACCTATTTTGTCTATTTGTTGATGACATATTGTTTTTTCCCTATTAATACTATTTATTTAAACCCATTAACTACTTACTTAATTTCCAGCAAACGATGATGCATCTTCATCAAATGTTAGCCGCATTTGTTCAGAAATATTATAAGGTAGATACGTTAATGTACAATCAATTATAATTCCTGACTCATACTGCTCAATAAGAATACTATCTACATTAACTCTAGGATCTGAGTTAACAATCTCTGTAACATTTTCAGCTATTAACCTTTTTAATCCTTCTGTTAATGGTTCATAAATTGCTTCCCAGATAATAGTTCCAAATTCTGGATTTTCTAATTTTTCACCTTGGCGTATATGAAAATGATTTATAATATCTTGTTTAATTAATTCAATATCATAAAGCACTCTACTTGAATTAGCTGGATTAACTGAACTTAGACCACGATACGCTCTACTTTTAACTGCTGACGGCTCTTTAGCGGCTGTAGTTACTCTTATTTGTTTGTATAATTCTCTATCTGATTTACTCATATTAATCTGCCTTTGTTGACTCTTTCTTAAAAGGATCTGCTGTTGGTACAAATGTTAACGGATTAACTGCCGTTACTATATTATCTCTATCTGTTAATACAATTTTAAATGCTAAAGGATTTAAATTTTCATGATGATTCCAAGGTTCGTGCATCGGTGCTCTTTGTGATAATATTCCTAACGCATTATTTGTTGGAGTGCCAGGCAAAATATGTTTATTAAGAGCTGAAACAATTTGAGAGGCTGATGCCGCTGGGCCATTCATATGAATTTGTGGAGCAGTTTCTATATGATTACCTCCCGACTTAATATGTGATTGTCCACCTGATGTAATTTTAGTTTCACCATTTGTTTTATACTCAGTATTACCTATTGTAGTAACCCATTGATTGCCGCCGAACAAACATTTAAAATCATTAAGTGTTTCTATTTGAATATTCCCTTTACGTAATTTAGGTTCCCCATCTAATACACTATAACTTCCACTTGCTTTTAAATCTATATTAGCTCCCGCTTCAATAGTAATATTTCTATCTGCTGTAAAATTAAGATCATTTTGAGTATGCAAACTCATACTATCTTTTGCATAAACATCTATTTTTCCATCCGATGTTAATTCAATCCATGCTGATCCTTTTGAGTTAGCAATATATATTAAATCTTCTGTATTATGTAATAGAAGTTGGTGACCAGTTCTAGTCCGTATCCTAACTAATTCATTATGTGGTAGTTCACGTGATCCATTTTTTTCGTTAAGAGAAACATTGGCATATTCTGGTGGGCCTTCACCTGCTGATGTTTTTCTTAAAATTTTATCATTACCATCATCCATTACAAATGTTGTTCCACCTAGTCTACTTCGATATACATGAGCTGGTGAATCTGAAACTCCAACATATCCTTTTGGCGCTCCGATAGTTTTATCAACTGGTCCTGGTGTACTAATACCAAATACTGAACTAGGAAGTTCGCGTCTAGCACTAGCCGTTGATGTGCCTCTAAACTCATCTATAAACTCTTTTGTAACTAGTCCTTGTTCTAATAATGTATTAAGAAGTCTTAGTTGAAAAGGTTTTAAAAATTTAGTTGGATCGTGAACTGTTCCTTTTTCAAGTTGTTTATTATATTCAACTACAGGAATTTTTTTACCTTTAAAATCTGAAGGCGTACCAGCAGTTGTTATTGATGTGGCGGCATGACCTGGAACAGAAAAATTTTGAAACGTGTCCCAAATACAGCCTAACCAATAACATTGATTAGGATTACTCTCAGCAAAAATTACTAATACGTTTGTTCCTGCGTCGGGTGGAACCATCCACATACCATAACTTTGTTGACTCTGCCTATAATCATCATTTTTTCCTGTTGACCAAACGGGTGTTTGCCCAGCAAAAGGTGATAGATATCTTGCATGAAATGTTTGTCCTGCTTTTCCTGGTTCATTACCTGAAGTTGTTGTCTTTAATAATTCAACTTGAAGGCTTCCCATAAATTCAGGATCTTGGTGACTAACAACTTTAGCTAGGAACGGACCAGGATCTTTAAGTGCTGGTTCGTCTGCTTGAATTAGATTTAAAAATGATTGTTTTAATCCCATAATTAATTTCTCTTTTTATTAAAATTCAAAATCAAAATTGTCATCATTGCCGCCTCCAAAATGGTTGCCTTTGTGTGTATTTAAATGATGTGTATAACTTCCTGACGTGTTAGTTTTTGTCAGGATTTCCTTGGTTGGTAATTGTGGGAAAGCATTAGCATCGCCTTGTTGGTTAGGTAATCTGATTAATTTTAATTCTTGTTGAAATTTTCCTTGGTTAAATTGCGACACTACTTCTTTTACCCAATAAAGTCCGCTAAAGTGTGCTAATTTTGTTCCTTCGTCAGCTGTACCATTAGAATATAGCGGAAATGCCATTGTACCATCTTGATTATAATCAAACGGTGTTCTAAAATGCAGATCAATATAAACCTTTTTATCTTGATACGTCATTTGCCCTCGCTCATCAATCATCTTTGAAAAAGCACCTTTACTATTATAATTCCCCATTCCACTATCAGAAATAAAATAAGGATCACCCCAAATTGTTAAAGAAGCATGAATTAAATCTACTGGATGATTAACTGTGGCATCATGAAATTGTCTTGCAATTTCATCAGCTTCTCCTGATGCTATTCCCCGCATTCCACCTGAATAATTTACTAAAGCCTTAACTCCTGATTTTTTCCATATCTTCTCTTTAGGTAGTTCTTGTTTACCAGCAACCTGCCCTTGGGCTAGTCGAATTGCGTCTAATTCAAAGAGAGTTGCATGAGAACCTTCATTATTAAGATCTGCTGTATTTCCACCTTTGTCTGGTGTTACACGAGTTAAAAATCTATATTCAAATTTAATATCAAAGTCTATAACATCTTTATTTTTACCTGTATAAAGATAATTGTATTCTTTAACAGTTGTATCTCTTATCTTCGTAACACCTTTTGCAACGTCAGTAGGTGATACCCACGATGCGGCAGGCTCGTAGTATGGCACAACTCTAAAAACATATAACCTTGGAAATCTACCTTTCTTTATTTCTATTTCATATACTGGTACATTAAAAACTTGGTGTTCAATTTTAAACCATTCTCTTTCACCTCTGTCATTTACTTTTTTATCCTTTAATCCCCTACCATACGAGCTACACATAACTAGTTCTTCAATAATCTTATTGATCTTGGTTCCTTCTTTAAAAGTAATATCATTGGTACCTTTAGGAATAAATGCTGAACTTGTTTCATAAACGTCTTTATCTGAGTTGTATGTAAAACCATCTGTTGGATTCCCTGGCTGGCCTTTTTGTAGCACGGTAAAAATTATTGATGAACTACCAATCGCATTAGTATTTGCTGGTTGAGCCGCCTTATCTTTGAGAGTCTCGCTTTGATTACCTCTTCTTATTGATACTCCTAAAATCTTTTTAGTCCAAGTCTCATAATCAAAGGTATTTAATGATATAGCTTTTTTAAGTGCGGCTATATTTGTACCGCTACTAGGATCAAGGTTGTACTTTTTTCTTGCTTCTGTAAGTGATCTATGAACACCTTCTTGAGTGGCTGTTGTTTCCACATTATCATTAACTACATTCGATGCACTTGCTCGGTCCTTTGGAAATAAAACTACATATTCATCAGCGTATGCTAATTCATCTTTTGACTCACGTTTTAACAATGTAGTATTAAGTTGAGCTGTTAAACTAGTTGATGATGTTTGCAAAAGCTCATTTAGTGTACCACCTTTAACTGTAATATCTGTTGGTATTTTTTGAACTTCATCTGTTAGCATTGAATCATTATAAGAAATCCCTTGCATATTATATTCTGAACCACTTTGCGTAACTTTAAAATCTGCATTAGATAGCATAATAGGTAAATATCTTTTGTCTTGACCCTCCATTGAAGATAATCGTTTTACGTTACCTTTGTCGTCATAACCTACCCAATCTATCATTATAAGCATCGGAGCACCAATATAATTTGCATGGCCGGCTTGGAGGCTGGCAATGTGTAATGTTTCTAAAAATTGTCCCATACTATATGGTTCGATAATTTTAAAAGAAAACTTATTAAGTGATGCAGTTCGTACTTTTGGATTAGGTGAAATTACAGCATCAATTTCTAAATCTTCCATAAAGTATTCTACTCTTCCTCCACTATCTTGTCGTTCAAATGCAGTTAAGGCTTTTCTGTCCCCAAGTGTTCGTGTACCACCACCAGATTTAAGTATCATCACCTGAGGTCCTTTATTTTTAAGATAAGTATTATCTGGATCAGCTAATTCTTCATTTGATAATACCCCCATCGAAAGTTGATAATTTACACTAGTGAAAACTTCTAATGGATTTTTAACATAGCGATTCTTTTTTGTCTTCTTCGCTGTTACTTTACTTTTGTCATCTGCTTTTGGTATTTTTGTTTCTATTTCTTCTCCCTCATCAAAATCGTTTCGATTAAGGAAAAACGGTATAGAGTTGTTACGAGTAAGATTGCTTATACCATCAGAAAGTTCAGCTACGAGACCACTGTTAAGCAATTCTTTGCCAAAAGTTTCTGCCGCTGGGAGCGCCTCTAGTTTTACAGCTTTAAGTATATCTTTACCCTGACCTTCGAGTTGACCAAGTAAATTTGTGACTTCAGGAGAACCTTTAAAATCCGCAACCATCTGCATAGCACCCGATTGAAGACCATCAAGCTGACCTTCGAGTTCTGGAAGATTTGCTTGAACTTTAGCTGTTAGGTTCTCGGCTTGTTCTCGAACCTGAGCTCCAGTATCAAGTAATTTCTTCTTTTCTCCATCTGATAGATTAAATGGCGTTTTACTTAATATGTTTGATAAGTTAAACATCTATTATCCTAGTAATTCTTTTATATCGGCGGCTCTTGGTAAAAGGATTTCTACTCCTACTTCAAAATCGTAAATAGGATCTTCAAGAATATCCATATTACGTTGAATAAAAACCCACCAAAGTTTTGGGGTTCCATATATGTCGTTTGCAAGAAGGTCTGGTCTATGATTATACGGGGGTGTAATTACAAATGGTGGATCATCCGCACTCGCTGGAACTGGTCTAATTCTAAAATGTCCAAGACGTTCTCCATCTGCTGAATAATTTGTAGTATGCCAAGGACTTGATGCTCTGTATGCCATTAAATAAATCCTCCACCTTTGTTACTAATATATTCACCTTTAACAAATTTTTCAAGACTAAATCCTTCAAGTGCCCGTCTGCTGTAAATCGGTTGACAAGTAACTGAAAATAAACTCTGTGTTGGTGCCCAACCATGCAGTGATGCCTTTGTAGAGCCTTGTTGATAAAAATGATTACTATAAGATTCAGGTCCTGCACCTACCCATGGCCGATGTTTTTTATCGGCTTTTTTAGCATCTGAATCTGTAACAATTTCTGTGCAAATATAATCAACAGAATCAGGCATATCAATTGTAAATGTAGTTACAACTACTGGGACTCTATTAAACACATAATCTCCATATCCGTCAAGATAAACAATCGGTGGTGGAGCACCTAGCTGTTCTCCTTCACCACCATAATACATTTTTGTAATACTTCTTAAATAATGAAGTGCCGCTACCCAATATTGTGCCTCGTGTCCATTTTGTACAAAAAAATCACCAGTAATAACTAACTGGTCCACTTGTGAGTTTGCATATACTTGGAACGGATAATTACTATGTGTAGGTTGTAATGCATTATAACTTGCACTATGTGATATTAATACAGCTGGTGTGAAAGGAAAAACTAACCCGCCTGTCGCATGAAGAGGATACAATATTTTCGAATCACTAGAAAAAGGTTCTGTGCTAGGAAGACTTAATTTAACCCGCCAATCTTGTTCAACTCCGGCAGGAAATTTTGCCGCGGTTATCACGTTTATTACATCATTTATTGCGTCTACCGGAACACCTCCTGTCGCCAATCGTAATGATTGCATTAACTTGCTAGGGTCTTGTATCTTTTCTAGAAGCCCTTTAGCGGCGTTAACGCCCTTGTTAAGTATGCCATCAGGTCCCAAAAACGAACCGGCATTAGAAGCGGCCGCTGATGCGGAACCAAGTAGGTTACTTGCTGTATTGCTAACCTGGCGTTGTAGATCCGATGTATTAATCATTTGGTTATCCTCTTTCAAGTATTTAGTTGACTTTATTAAGTACATAGTTTATAATAAGCTATTACCATGGAGAAATTAATGAGAAAAGTAAACTATTTGAATAACAGAGATCTACTAGCAGAGATCCACAAATCAAAAAACACATTTAGCAGTTTCACAGATGAGGGGTACGATCAATTTGATATAATTTTACCGAGC